CACAGGCCTTTTATCATTCCTTCCTTCAACACCACGATTCAGCTGTGATAGTGCAATAACAGGGCAATACACCTCTTTTGCTAGGCCTTTTAATAAATTTGATATGTATGTCATAGAAGCAGCCCTGGAATCTGAGTTCTGCGGGATCTTAGATGAGGTCATTAAAAGCTGAAGATAGTCAATCACAATCAAGTCTATCTGCTGCTGTGCTTGAACGGTCTTTGTTTTGTTTACCAGGGTTTCAATTGTAATTGGTGACTTGTCGTATATATAAAAATTAGTATCACCCAAAATCTTTCTCTGTTCACCAAAGCTCTCCCATTGCTTCTCTGTAAGATTTCCGTTCATTAAAAAAGACATCTCTATTCCAGCTTGTGAGCTAACCATTTTCTTCATGAGCTGATTGTTGGTCATCTCTAAACTAAAAACCAATACGGTTTTGCCGGCCATCAAGTTCTTCGTAGCAATGTTTAATGCAAAGGTTGTCTTACCCATGGCGGGTCTTCCAGCAATAATAACCAGATCTCCTTTTTTGAAGCCGTGTAGCTTGTTATCTATATCGCTAAAGTGTGTCTTGATGACGTTCTTTTTTTCTTCCCCGGCCTCCGCCACCTCGTTTGCTAGATCTGCCAGGACCTCTTTGGCTCTCTTGGGTATGCCTGTTGCCTTTACAATTTTATTTTCCAGGAGCTTGCTGTTAATTTTATCTATCTTTGACTCTACCGTATCGTCAGACTCAACAATACCTGGTATCTGTTCGGCTAAGTTATTTAACTTTCTGAGCTGAGACTTTTCCTGGAGCATCTTTATCCAGTGTTTTAATGGAGCTGATGAAACATATCCATCTACGCAATCTCTTATTATGTCGTTTTGATAATCATCTAGGGCATCTATGACACTTATTACGTCTGTGTTGTAATCATTAATCATGACTTTAAAAATGTCTTGATAGTCTTTATCACTGAAGTCTTCTGCTATAACGCCCATCTCTAAGGCAGTATCAAAGTCTTTCTTGCCTAAGAAGAAACAACCAATTAATGACCGTTCCAACTCTAAGTTTTCTATTTTCATCCATATCTCCTCTCTATAATTACATTAAACTGCTTTTCACTAAGCAGCGTCCTCAGTGTAGGTTTCCCAGACATCTCCCATGATCTAACGTGGTTCCTGTACCCATCACTGTTTGCAATCTCAAAATACTTTTCCCAAAATTCTTTTTCCCGGAGGTCCAGGGGCCTACCAGTCTTTGGTGACTTCAATCCTTTTTTAACTAAAAGCTTTAATTTCTTCCACCTGTTCTCAGCTGTGAATGTATTTGTCTCATGCCTAAAAAAACTCTTTTCGCATTTCTGCTTGTAAATATTAGAAATTTCATCGAGCCCTAATATTAATATCTTTTGTTTCTCTTTAGTATTGTGTAGTCCAGGACTACCCCCTATGTAGTTTTCCACTACATACTGACTATCAAATAATAATTGATATAAGTTGCTTGTGTTGTTCCTTTTTTCCCAAGTCACCAGGCCAAGACCTTTAAGTGTTCTAAGGTTCTTTAATACTGAGTCCCTGGATAAACAAGTAACTTCTGCAATCTTTTCGTGGGAGGGGTAACTGTAGCCATCTTCTGAAGAGTAGTTGGCCAAACAAAACAAGATAAGTTTTTGTGTGCTGGTGATGCCTTTTATTTTTACTACTTGAGTGATGTACTCTAATGCCATTCTGGACCTCCAGCACCAGAGTATAGCATCATAATGAATTAAATGTATACATCTGATTAAAAAACCTTTAGAATTGTAAAATTATTTTGATAAAAGGAGGTACCCAAATGTCAAATCACGCAATTTATGGAGCCCTTGCAAATGTGCAGGCTTACCTACAAGAAAACCCCATTGCCAAATCCGGCAAAAACGATTACCAAAAATATAACTACAGAGGGATTGATCAGGTTTATGAAACCTTTTCCCCTGTGTTAGCGCAAAATTCTATATTGACTGTATTGTTAGGGCCAAACGGTGAAGATAGGCCTTTAGTCAGTGCAGCTGCGGAAGGAAAGAAATCATCTACAATTATAGAGGGAACCCTTCGTTTGCTTTCTTTAGAGGATGGAAGCTATGTAGATACCGCATATCTCGGTCAATCAACAAGCGTCCAGGGAAAAGATCTACAAGCTGCAAGAAGTTTTGCTTATCGTGATGCTTTAATACAAACATTTTGTGTTCCGTTTGAAGGAACGGTTGAACCAGAAGAGGAAGAGGTTCCACCGACAAATCCTGATGAACAAGACGAAATACTTCTTAGACAGTTTGAAGATCAACTTGTTTCCGCAAAAGACCCAGACGTAATGAAAGCGGTTTATAACGAGTGGATACAAACCACAGAAGCATCAGAGAATAACTCTCTTAGAAACAAAATAACCATTAAATATACAGAGGTTGTTGGCAATGACTAAGATTGAGCAAGGATCTGATGCCTGGCATCAACAAAGAGCAAACAGAATAACAGGAACCAGGATCCCCCGGGCTGTGGGCGAAGACCAGTGGGCTGGCGGTGATAAGCAAACCCAGTGGGAACTCTTAGGTAGAGAGATGTATCGAAACGCTCATGGCCTACCCCAGGATCCTTTTCCAGAAAATGCAATGATTGCCATAACACACGGAAGCGAAAATGAACCGAAGGCTGTTGCAGAACTAAGAAGAAGAGGATGGAGCGTTATGGATCCACCTAGCTTTGTTTTCCATAAAGAGCATGAGTGGTTGGGCATGAGCCCAGATGGCATCATCGTGAAAGGAAGAAAAGGAAATCGTTCTGCTGTAGAAGTTAAATGCCCGTTTAGTAAAAAGGTTGTCAAAAGTGTTAGAGAAGAAAAAAGAAACTACTGGCATCAAATGCAAATGGGAATGGAATGCATGGACATTGATGAGATGTTGTTTTTCCAATACTTTCCACATACAAACGATGGTTATGAAGAATGGGTAGATCGAGATCCAGAGTGGGCTAAGAACTATATACCAAAAGCCCAGGAATACATGGACTGGTACAAGAAGGCCAGCAAAGATCCTAAATATATCTCTCAGTGGAGCATAGAAAAGGAAGCCCCTGGTGTAATTTATAAAGATGTTGTAGACACAAAGGTGAGTGAAGAGCTGGCAGAAGTCTTATCTGAGCTTGCTAAAACAAAAGAAGCTGCAAAGAAATTAGAGGCCAGGAAGAGAGATCTGTCCAGTATGCTTATAAAGCAACATGAGGGTGCTTTCCAGACACCAATGATTCGTGTTCACCAAACCCAGGGCAAAGGCAGAGTTAATTTTAAAAGGCTTTGCACTGAGGAAAAGATATCTTTCGAGACACAAGAAAAATATAGGTCCGAAGGCATTGCAAGAATATATGCAAAATTAATAGGAGACTAAAATGTTGCCACCTAAATATGAAAGAAACCAAAAACAATCGGTCAGCTCTAGGATTGACATGGACACATATGAAACAATGAAACGAGTTGTAGATACACAAGGACACCGCTTTTTTGATCGTACAGTAGCGTATATAATCTCACATGTGCTGAACGATTGGGCAGGCAAAGAAAATAATAAAGCTAATAAGGAGGATATCTAATGGCTGATTATGAAAAACCAAATAAGGTCGGGTTTGTAGGACTTAAAAAAAATGAGGAGTTCTTTAAGCTAAGCAAAGAGGAACAGAAAGAAACAAAGCAACCTGTTTATAAAGGCTACTTTCTTAACAAACAAGAGGATAAGTTCTATGATGTTGCTTTATGGTTAGAAACAGATGCCGAAAAAGTTGGCAAAGGGTTTTTTCTAAACGGTTCTATAACAGAACAGTTTAAAAAAGAAGAGCAAGCACCGGCTCAACCGGGGCTTGTAGATGATGATATTCCATTTTAATTAAGGAGCAAAAAATGGCAGAAGAAAACAAAACTTTAAACCTCATGGTTGATAATGAGGAAAGAGAATATCCTTTGGACATCCTTTCACAGGATGCATTAAATAAAATTGCAGCAATGCAGTTTGATGCAAATACTGTGATGCCGATTCTTTCTGAGGTGATTCGTTTGGCACAGCTGGGACAAAAAGTTGATCAAGGTCAGCTAACCAGCATGTTGCCACAGTCAGGCTATACAGTTGCTGAGCAACAAGAAGCTGTTGTAGAATCTGATGCAGAAGAACCGCAAGAGGAAGACTCTGAATAGATATGGCTAGACAAAAAGGCCTTCCAACTCCGGGAAGGCTTTCTCTTCTAGGCGAGGCAAGCTTGTCAGGGACCCCTTGCCTAGGAGTTTGTTCAACCACCATCGGAGATCATAGGTGTTCAAGCTGTGGCCGTTGGCAAAAAGAAATTACCAACTGGTCTTCTTACAGCGAAGTAGAACGAAAACTAATTAATATAAGAAATGCATCTGAGGGTTTTGCTATCAGGCAGCTTTCAGATCAGCCAGGATACTGGGAGGAGAGAAGAAACATGTTAAATCAACTTGATGAAATGAACATGGGAGATGTTTTTAAAAGGGTCGTGATGGTTGCAACAACCCAGGGGGCAATGGAAAAACTGGATCACAAGTGCATTGAAACACTGAGCAAGATTATTAGCTCACAACACGATATAAACAAAGTAAAACTAACCTCGGTGTTAGGACCAGATGACCTGGAACTTTTAAGATCCAGATATGAGGGCCCTTCTAGCTAATTCTTTTTTTGCTTTGTGAACCATTTTTGGTTTGGAGTTCTCGTTCTCAATGCAGTCTAACAGCTCTTGTTTTAGGGTGCCCTTTATATAGCTTCTGATAGTGGTTGTGATACCCGTTCTTCTATTATATTCCCTGGAGTCGGGCTTCCATTTTTCTGGCATGATTAGTTTGCCAGGGGATTATCGTTTTTGTTTTTTAAGCTTTGTACATCGTCATACATAGAATCAATGCTAGAGTTGATCCCAGCAATGCTTGTTTGTATAGCAACAATGTCGTTTTTAATTGGGCTTAGATCTTGAGTTTCAACATTTAAAGATTTAATTTGCTCACCAACCGCAACCACTTGCTTGTCCATCACGGCAACCTGGTCTGCAAGTGAATCGACCTCGTTAATGTAACGAGTCATTTTAGATTCTAGGTTTTCAATGCGATTAACATAGGTTGCTCCAGTATAACCAAAGCCAGCCAATGTGCTGACGATTCCAGCCAGGGCAATTAATTGTGTAGTTTTTGATTGAAACCAGTCCATTTTATTTTTTTGCTGTTCTCTTGGCCCTTTTAAGTGCTGCATCACTAACCGTTCCTTTACCTCTACGGCTTGTCCCAGCCTTCTTTCTTTTATTCATGTTGTAGTAAAGGCCTCTTTTTGCAATTCTTCCGGACTTTGTTTTGTGCGTTTTCTTCTTCATGTTGTTTTTTATAGTGTTGGTTCTAATGCTACCATTTCTGAGAGCTTGTTTAAACTGGTCCCGGCTAAATTATAAAACGCCTGGGTGTTATCATTGATTTTTGCGTTTGCATATATTGTTCTGCTTTGGTACCAGTCTTGTTTTTCCGGAATCCGGGCCTGCCGATAATCATCAAAGCCTGGAACATATCCAAGATAAGCAACCAAAGAAGTTTGATCTCCATACTCACCTGTTTGTTGCTGAATTTGTTGCAGCTCTTCTTGTTGTGCTTTTAAGTTTTGAGCAATAATTTTGTCTGCTATTTGATCCGCTTCACTGGCTGTCATGACATTAGATGTTGCGTTTTCAATTTCTCCTTTCATGTCTTGTACCTGGACTTCTGCTACAACTGTTGTCGTGCTTTCATTGAGTCCTGAGACATCAGAAACTGTTGCTGAAGACTGAGAAGATGTTTCTGACTGACTGTCTTGAGATGATTCGTTTGTTGCAACAGTTGCCACGCTGGTTTCAGTAGATACTGACTCAGATTCAACCTGGACCGTTTCCACCGTTGCTGTTGTTTCAACCGGGCTTAACTCTAAAACCGTTTGGTTTTGTGCAGCTGCTGACATAAATTGATCTGATGAACTTGGAGAGCTGCTTGTACTAATTCCTCCAGAAGACGTGGAGCTGCTTACTGCCGATGCCTGGGTTGATGCAGTAGAAGATATTCCTCCAGATGCAACAGTGTTTCCAGTTGCATGTATAGAGTTTCCTGATTGAGTTCCGCTAACAGAGTTAGCAGCTGCAACGATTGTTTGTGAAACAATGCTTAACGCTGACTCTATAGAGTTGCTTTCTTTTTCTTCAGCAAGCTCTATTTCTTCTTCGTTGATCTCTTCTTTTTCGTTGACTTTTTCTTCGCTGGATTCTTCTTCGTTTTCCGCATATCGTTCTTGAGCGATCTCTTCGGTTGACTCTTCCGCTTCTTCGGTGCTGACTTCCTCCGTTTCTTCTGCGACTTCAGAGGGTTCGGTTTCATCCATTTCTCTTTCAAACCACTCTTCAAGCTCTTCTTGAGTTTCAAGATCCAGGTAATTATCTTCTTCTTCATAGTCAAAACTTTCACTTATTATTGTTTCAAATTCATATATTTCTGTTAATTGTTGTGTTCCTGCAACAGTGTAATCACTAATATACTCTATTTGATACGATGGGTCATAATATTCTTCTATAGGTAAGGGCAATATTTCTTCAATTTGATCTAGTGTTTCAGGAGCATACTCCGTTTCCTCTATAAAGATTTCTTCTTCTGTGTAATCTATTTCTAAATATTCTTCTTCTAAATAAATTTCTTCAGCAAATATATACTCTTCCTCAAAGAGCAAAACCTCTTCTGTGTATTCGTAAGTTTCTTCTTCTATAAATTCATATGTTTCTACTAAATATTCTTCTTCATCGTAGATTTCATACCCGTACATATCTTCTTCTGTGTAACCATAGTCTGTTTCTTCTTCGTAACCATAATCAAACTCTTCTTCAGTGTAATAAGCAACAGACTGTTCTTGAGTATAACCAGGGCAAAAGGGTGCGTATTGTGAATCCAAGCTGCATTGCAGATCGTCATAGGCCTCCCAATAAAGGGGGCATGCAGAATCATATAAAGAGTCTATGTTGCATTGTTGGTTTAAATATGCAGCAGCATATCCAGGGCAAGCAGAATCGTTTAAAGGGTTGCTACAATCCAAGGAGTTTCCTGAACCTAAACCATATAAACTTCCGCCACTTTCTAGGGATGTATTAAACGAAGTATTATTCCAGTTCGTGTTTACGCATGTGCCAGCTACGTTAGTTGTGCCCGTGCTGCATTCATCGTGAAATAAATAGGTATATAACTCATCGGATTTCCCTTGTTCACCGATTAATACATCGTGTTGAATGATATCCAATGCACCATAACGAAACTCAAATGTGTCATTAGACTTCCAAAGTATTACTTCAAAAGAATTATCAGAACCACTGCGGTTGTATTCTCGTAAGTCATACCAACCAAAAACTGTTTTATCTGTAAAGTTCTTAGCTAATACACTTGATCCATTGTCTCGTATTAGATCAGTCCAGAAAGGATATAGGGTGTATGTGATTTCAGGTAGTGGGT